CCTTAGCGTAGGTTTTCTTTTACTTTATTTAAAAAGATATGAGATCTTTAAAAGATAAATCATATCCGTACAATAAGCAGTATTTTAACATAGTCATATGCATATTTCGGAAAGTTTCTATATTAAATTTTTCTATCTTAATATTCCAAACATCTTTTAATAACTTGAAGATGTTATCCATTCCTGGTTCATACATATATTCTAAACTAGAGAACATGTCTTTATACTTACCCATGTAGAAATAAAAGAAATCCAAAAATTTACTATCATTTATTCCACCTAATAGTAAATATGAGAAAAAACGAGAAAATGATATCGCAAGAGAATCTTTTTTCGGAAACGGTCGCTCTGTGTAGAGAACTGCTTGAAATAATTCTTTTGATTCACGATATAAAAAACCCCCTTTGAGTTGGTACCCGAGGTATTTCCGTTCTTCGATTTCAGTGGTTTTTACTGTCTTGTCCAGATTCAATAAAACGCAGAAGTATTTAAACATCATGCTTTTGAATTTTTCGAGGTCGAAGCCAGTGCTTGCAAAAAATGCAAAGTCGTCGCCTAACCAATTAGGATCATGTATTTTTGAAATATAATCATCCATAATATCCATGGAGAATTCTTTCATCATACTGAGGATCGTTAGTCCAGCAATCGTATTCAATAGAGAATTGAATAATAACGTTCCAGCGGTTCCGGAAATAATGCCAGCCTTCTTGATATAAACTTTTCCATTAGGAAAAAGAACTTTCGTTCTAATAGCAGAATCAATGCAGTACTGAAATTCTTTCGAATCTTGGTCGTTCATTTTTATTTTTTTGCCGAGTTCTTTGATTACCATTTCATGGAACCAAGAAGCTCTGTAAGAGTCCCATCCTTTGATGTCGGTGTTGTAAAAACAACGTTCGGGATGTCGTCTTAAGTATCGATTTAATCGAGGTAAACTACCTTTTCCAGTAATCCATATATTCTTGAAAAAGTCTTTGTTGTTGATTTGATCGTAAAATGGTTGATAGAAGCGAAGTTCTGAAATGATTGTAGAAGCGGAAACTAACCAAACCGGTCTAGTTTTTACTTTTAATCTGTCAGACAAATGTCCGCGCATAGCAAACATACAATAATCGTCAACAGGTTGGTGCTTGTGAAGTTTAACAACGTTTTCGATGTATTTGCGATGAATAAATGGTAATATGTCTCCTTTTATCTTCCTTTGTGGAGATTGAGTATATTGTAAACCATTAAAGCCTGCGCTAGTGTTTTTAGGCATTACGTAGGAGGCTTGTTTCCAATGAAGAGGTTCAACTTCATCGAAGTTTTTAAAAACGTATCTCATCGACTTATTTAAATTTTGCCAAAAATATGATTCCCGAGGTCTTATTCTACGAGATCTAGGATATAAATATTGAAGGAGTGAAAAATACATCCGTC